GAAAAACCTCCATTCTAAGTAAGAGTGTTAAAAAGGGGCTTTATGCCCCTTTTTTTTGTTTTGTAAAAAAAACGACCTCCTGAGAGGCCGCTAGTGAAGTTTTTTTAACCTAGTCTAAGGTTTAGTATTAACGAAGTTAATACGTTTAAACGTACGTTTTTTGACTCGTTTTTTTTTGAAGATTTTTTTAATAACTGTTGATAACTTGCTGGATTTCATCATTTTATCAAGCTTAGAATTTGATTTTTTATTTTTCTGCATGATTAAAGTATCTCACATGTTTTCCATTTGCTCTATTGCCCAATTAATATAAACAACGGCTTTTTTTAGATCTTGAATGTTTGCACCTTTATGATCTTCTCTCCAAATGTATTTAACGGCATTACCTTTGCAATAGCCTTTAAATTCTTCAGCCGTAAGCATAGCTTTAATTACATCTATACATTCTAGGCCCCCCTGCAAATAATGAGGGGGGTGATGGACTGCTTTATCTTTGCTCATTTGTCCCAACCTGTTGTTAGATCTATATCAACAATACTTGGTGAGTTGTATATGGTTGTTTCCTTGCCGTTTAATACAGCGTTGTATTCGATTAGTAGGCTTTCCATTCTTTGCCAGCCAGAGTCCATATCAGTATGACTCATTCTAAATATTTTACTTGCAAAAGGTTTTTTCTTTTCTTGCGCAACAAAAATAAAATCAACAACATTAAACCCAGCCTTTTCAAAACCTCGTTTATACCAGGCTGCTTGTAGATCGTACTGGTACTTTCTAATAGATGATGTAAAGCCTTTTACGGAACAATCAGCAGTAGTCTTGTAATCAACAAGGATAATAGAGTTAGACTTATGAGGCATGTTGACAGGATATCTGAGAACATCTGACTTGACCTTTAGCAGTAGATCTTGCTCCCACCAAAAGATTGCTCTTTCAAATGGGGAATTAAACATGCTAGGGTATTCTCCCTCATCTGCTGATAGATGCTTGATTCCTTCTGGTATCAAAGCTTCTTTCATGCTGTAAAGAGTGTCTTTTTCTTGAGCAGTAATGACGGTTAATCCTCTACCCTCATACTCTTTCTTTAACTCTTTGTTAGCATTAGTGTATGGGGATCCAGTTAAGCACACCACATTATTAACAAAGGCCTCTTCTCCTTCAACAATAAGCGAATGAGCAGCAGTTCCAAACTTCATAGCTGGGGTAGTTTCATTTTCCTCTTCAAATGCATGAAGCTGACTCTGACCAAACCGTCTAATTTTAGATGATGAGATCCCTGGTACTTCATGATAGAAGTTATGTTCCATATCTGGAAAGTAGATTGCATCCCCGAGGATCATATGCTCTTCGTTCTCTAAGATTTCTGGTAGTTTATTCATGACGCCTCCTTCATTTTATTGACAGCATCCGTAAGTTTGTTAACAATCTCTGTTAGATCTGAGATGTTAGCTTTCAGCTCAAACAAAGTGTAATTAAGGCGATCTTTAGTAATCTCCCGTTCGTTTGATGCATTTAAGATTGCATCTATCTGTTCTTTTATATTCATATCTTTTTCCTAAAAGTTAATGTAGATTGTATTATGAACTAATAAGTATATAATGTCTACATACAGAAACTATAGGAGTTACAAATGGGAAGAACAAGCGATATGTACATGTTAATGAGATTATCTTATGACCAGGCTGAAAACGATTTGGCTGATAAAAAGATAACTAATCTTGTAGAAGCATACAAAAAATACCACAAAGAAAATCTAACATTCGATTCATGCAATCCTGCGGAAGAGGTCCGTATGTTTCATGATGAAGAGTTTGGAAATAGCATTCAAATAATCTAATCTGCGTCATTCAGCAATTACGCTGAATAGTCTGCATAAGCACCAGGGGAGCTTGGCGGAGAATCCCCTGCATTAATTTAAGGAGATCATTATGAGTAATACAGAGTTAATACAAACAATCGCTAGTCAATTTAGAAGCTTGTCAAGGCCAGAAAAAGTAGAGCTGATTGACATACTAATGCAGCATTTAGAGAACGAAATAAAAAAAGAACACTTGGATAGAGAAATGCCTTCTAAATAGGTTATAGTTTACTTATGACATTAAAAGCAGTACCAATTCAAAGTAAAATGACTAAGCCTACTCTTTCTGAGGTGATTTCTAGGCTAGAAAATATTTTTAACAATTGCACTATTAGGGGTGAAGATAAGTTGCAAGTTGTCTTAACATCTCTGAGTTATTGCATCTGGAACATACAAAAGCTTGTAGATAATGATGACGATAAAATGCTGACTTTGGTAGATGAGATCTTAAATCAGTACGTTGATTTAGAAGAAACAATCATAGAATTTACGCCAGATAATGACTAAGCTATTATTGTCTTGTTATTGTCATAAATGCATGACGCAAGAAAACATGATAAGAATGCGGGTTTGACGATTATTTTATTTTTTTCATTTTTGTCACAAGAGAAAGAGATAAATAGATAATAAATAAAAAATATCTTGACTAAGTAATTCTTAGTAAGCTATCCTCCCAATACACTTTAGGATAAAGTGGGGGTAAGTATTATTTATTTACTCTAACCTAAACTGCTTAAACAAAAATATGGGATATAGAAAAAATAAACTTGAATATGAACCCATCCTTTCTCCAGAAGAAGAAGTCCCTATAGAATACGCTAACCTAGATCATTCACTCAATCGAAGACAAAGAAACTTTATTTGGCAAGCTGTCAATAATCCTCGGCTCTCTCTTGTAGAGTGCGCTCATAAGGCTGGTTATAAAGATGCCAGGCAATCTGCCAATAAACTCATGAATCATCCTACCATTCGCAAAGAATATAACTATCTGATGAATGAATCGAAGAAGAAGTATGAGTTGAATTATGATAGAGCTGTCCAAGATCTCTACGATATTAGAGACAAGGCCCTAGAGGCGGGATCTTTTAATGCGGCCATATCGGCACAAAACAGTTTGCTGAAAGTCGGGGGCCTTGTTGTTGATAGAAAAGAGGTTATGTTCGGGAAAGTTGATCAAATGAGTCGGGAAGAGGTTGAAAAACGCCTAGAGCAGCTGATGGGGAGTGTGGCCTTGGGTAATGCACCTGTCGGTCTTCTGGATCCAGAAACTCTGGAAGATGAGGCTGATAGTTTGGAAGCGTTAGAACAAGAAGATCTAAAACAAGAAAGAATGGAGCAAGAAAGAATGGATAAAGCTACGGACTCAGAAGAAGAAGAAAGTTGGGATTAGTTCTGATTAGGTCTATCCAGAATAAATACAAGAATGTATAAAAATATTGCTAGGTAAATCATGAAGTGGTACTTATAAGATACATACTTTTAGGAGAGTAGAGAAGATATTGAATCCAATCAAACAAGTACCACATTTGGATTGTATCGAGATTAATGTAATTGTGCAACATACTTCTTTATTCCTTCAATTCTATCTTTATCAGTTCTAAACCAATATGATCTAGTCGGTTTTGTTTCTTTGTCTTTGTAGACTTCTACGCCAAATCTTAACAAAGTGTCTGGTTCGTTCGATTCTACTAAAACATAACGGTTTTTTTTCATAGGTTTTCAAAGTAGCGAACTGCACACAACACAAGTATTGCTAGAGTTAGCCAAATAAGAAAGCCTATCCCAAAGATAGGCCCAAGTATCTCGATCATTCGGTCACTCGGTATTCTGTTATGGTGTTCTTGCGTTTATCTCTGGGGTATTCGGTCATTACTTTTCCAGAAGCGTACCTAGTTTGTATTCTACCAAAGCGGATATCGATTGCTGTTACTTGTTGATCTAAACTTTCTTTTAGAATCTTCTCTTTTTGTAGTTCTACTTTTGCTGTATGTTCAGTCATTTTCATTCTCCTTTAAAATATTTATTTTAGCGTACGTTTTAGCGTACATCTTCATTCTCCTTAAAAATATAATAATCAAAACTTTTACAACTAGGACATACAACATAATCTTCTGTATTCCAAGAGGTAATCTCGTCTCCCTTTTTGTTGTAAACTTCTCCATACTCGTATGAAGTGTAATCACACGCCATACATTGATTTAATTCCTCACCAATAAGAATATCCATTTTGGCTACATTTTT